CTGCGCTTGATCGCGCCGTTGCCTCGCTTGTGATGTTGGCTTGGAGCGTCGTGTCGGCGGTTTGGTAGTTCGTCGTCAGCGTGGTGATCTGAGACGCCAGCGCATTGTCGCCATTCACCCGCGCCGTGGTTTCTGTCGTGACCGAAGCACTGACGGTGCTGATGCTTGACGTGAGCGTGGCGTCAGCACTTGCGCGCGTCGTCGCCTCGGCGCTGTCGGCCGTCGCCCGCGTCGTCGCCTCGTTTGTAATGTTCGCCTGCAGCGTCGTGTCTGCTGCCTGATAAGCAGCAGTCAACGTGCTGGACACCGTCGCTATTGAACCAGAAAGCCCGCTTTCAACGCTGCTGACGTAGCTGATGCTCGCCATGCCGAACGGCGTGTTCGTGCCCTGCTGGATCGTGAATTGACCGCCGGCGCTATAGCCGAAGGTGATGACCTGGCCTTGCGCAGACGTGAAAGACAGCTTCTTGCCGAAAGGCACTTCAAGATTTGACCGGCGGTCATAGGACCCGTCCAGCTTGCGGCGCACTTCCTCGCGAAACGTCGCCTCGTTCTGCGCGTCGTAATTGCGTTTCGGGGTGATGACGGGCGGCGCGCTCAATATCGCCCCCTCGCCCTGATGGTTGCCCGCCACGGGCCAATGCGCGCATCCTGCTTGCCCGACGCCATGCGCAATTCAACCCTGATCTGCCGGGCCGTGTTCAGGATGCTCATGCGGTCGGCGGCAGCGAACGGCCCCACGGTCGTCTCGGTGGCGTTGGGATAATCCCGCAAGTGCAGGTACACCTCGACATCGCCCTGCGTCAGATCGCTCGGGATAACCTCGTCAATCTCCATCAGCTTGCCGCCCGTGCCGATCTCGAGGGGGCCGCTGATGAGCTTCCGAACCTCGCTGTCATAGGCCCAGCCGGTTTCGTGCTTCAGCATAGCGCCCGCGCTGGTGACCCGCAGCGGCCATCCAAACACATCCGCCGGGAAACCGCAGAGCCGCGCCATGGGCGTGTGGTTCCAGTGGTTCTCACGGTAGTTGTAAATCGCCGCATGGCTGCAGGTCGTGGCAGATGCACGCGGGTAGTAGAACCAGACTTCCCCCGCCTCGGGGTAATGCTCGGCCCAGCACTTTGCCTGGTGCGTGGTGTTGATGTTGCGGAACACATCGTCCGACACGTCGGACGGCATGGGCTCCACATATCCACCATATCGGAAGAACTGGCCGCGCCCCATCCAGTAAGCGATGGCGTCAACGCTGGCCTTAGCGTGTGTCCCGATAATGCCGCAGCCCTGCCCTACGTGCTCGGTGCCGTACACGTCCGGCGGACCGAGATAATCAAGGCGTTGCACGCCCTCGGTCGTGAACAGCAGCGAGCCGCCACGGATGCGCATGCCGCAGACGAGCTTGCCGACAGCCTGCAGGGGCAGGTCGCCCGCCTGGTTGATCGCCGTGGCTGTCCACGTCGCAAGCGTCGCCTGATCGGGCCAGGCGAACTGGCGCGGATCGCCGCCCGACCCCAGCGCAAACAGGAATTTCTCGTCTGTCACGAAGATGCTGGACGCCACGGGCGCGGTTGCGATCAGGGTCGCATCGCCGCCGGCCCCGGGCGTGAATTCGTAGATATTGGTTCCGTTGCACGCGACGAGCACTTCGCCGAAATTGTCCAGCGTCCAGACGGTCGTGGCCGCCATGCCGGCCGGGGTAATGTCGTTCAGCGTCGTGCCGTCGTGGATATAAAGCTTCGTGGTCGTGCCGAACGCCGCAAACGGCAGCTCGTCATTGTCCAGCCACGCGTGCGCCGCCAGCGGTTCGCCTGCCAGCGTGCCCGTCAGGCCCGTTGCCCAGCCCTTCATGGGCTTGATGACGCCATCAATGAAGCGCCAGTATTGGTTGTCATACCAGCGCCCGGTCGCGGCGTACTCAGGCCCCTGCCGGTAAAGGCCCGGCGGCAACTGAAGCTTGATGGGTTCTACCATCCGGCAGAAACCTTGCCGCTCGATGTGCGCTCGTTCGTCTCGCCAAACAGGCGCGAACGTTCCGAACGCTCGGCCATCTGCGCCAGCGCCATCATCTCGGTGTCAAGCGTCACGTCTCGGCAGATGGTGTATTTAGCGCGGGCGATAATAAGGTTTGCGCCTATGTCAGTCCATGAGCTGCTGTCCGCGTCATCGGCAAGCGCGGTGTCGTCATAGATGCCGGTGACGTTGACGGTGTAGACCGCGTCGGCGATGGGCCAGAACTTGAAGTTTCCGTCCTCCCAGCTGAATTCGATCGGCTGGCCGGGGCCGGTGTCCGCGCCCTGGCGGTCGGCCATCACCTGCCGTGTGATCTTGATGAGCTCATAGTCATAGCCGCCGACCACAACCGCGACGCGGTCAACATAGCGCAGGCCCGCCGGAACAGCCTTCGTAGCCGTAGCGGCCGTCGTGGTGATGGTGTTGGTGCCTCCGTTCTTCCATGTGCGGCGGTTCGCGTAATACTCAATCGCGCGCAGCAGATGGGATGCCACCTCGCTGGTCATCGTCGGGCGCTTGATTTCCGCCAGCAGCCGGGTCTTCAGCGCGCCGAATGTGCCGGTTGACGACACGTCCGTGATGGCGGTGACAACGGCAGCGCCCACGCCGTCAGCGTCCCATATCACCCACCACGCCTGTTTGCTCTCAGGCGCCGAGAAGCTAAAGCCGTTTCCATAAACGGCGCGGTAGGCGTAGCTCGTTGTTGATACGGCGCTGGACGCACCGATGAACATTTCGTTTGCGTCGGTGTTCTGCACGACAAACGATACGCGCGACCCATCAGCCGCCACGAGGACCTGGCTGGAGGTGGACGAGTTTACGCTGGTAATCGTGGAGGCCATTAGGCGGCAGTCTCAAAAGGCAGCGGCTTGATCTGTTCGTCGTGCCACGCATCGATCTGCGTTTTCAGCGCCTCGATGTTGACCGCGCTGCCGAGGATATCGACCATCTGCTCTGCGGTGAGGCTTGAGAACGGCGTGAAGTTGGCCGGGTCGGGTGCGCCCAGCGCAGTCTCGCCGCCGATGACGAACTGCTTCTCGTTCGGTGCTGTCCCGCGTGTGCCGGTGAGTTGGTAGCCGATGCTTTTGAGAACGTCGGTCAAGCCGTCCTCGTCAGCGACTTTGGCGGTGTGAAATTTCCACGTCCATGTGGTCATTGTTCTAGCTCCTTGAGGCGTTGGTTGGTAAAAAGATTAGCCGACTATCCAAGCCGATCCATTGTAGAAAACGGGGACAGTTACCGCACCGCCACCTGCTACCGCTGAACCAAACGTAGGCGCGAGCGCGTTAGTCACCATCGTTCGCATACCAGTAGCGGGCGTAGGAAGCCCGGCTACAGTGTAAGTAGCTGTCTTGATTGTTGACCCGGCGTTCAATGCGCCCGCTGAAGTTACGGACAAGTCTTGGCCAAGCGTTAAAACTGCGTCGCCAGCATTCCGCGAGAAAACATAATCAGGCGTCGCTGAGTTTGTAGCGCCTTGGTAGAAGTATCCTGCCGTGCTGCGGTTGCGGACGCCAAATGCGTATTGGTTATTCGCGCCAGTGACCGTGACCTCGTTCCCGAAGTCCTGACGGCCGGGCCACGCAGGCGACCCGCTCACAGTCCCGCTCAGCGTCGGCGATGAGAGGGTCTTGTTCGTCAGCGTGTCAGTTGAGGAAATGGTGGGGATGGCGACGGAGTTGAGGGTCGGCGTGACCTTGAAGTCCACCACTCTGGTTGATGGCACGATCTGAAGGGCTGTTCCCCCGCCGTTCGCCCACAGCACCATGTCCGAGTCGTTGCCAGTAATGTCGCTGCGGAGACCCCAGAGCCACCTAAACGTGCCGCCGCCTTCATCAAACTTGATGGACGCTTCGTCGCTTCGCAGAACGATTGCGCCGCTGGAAGCGGTGAACGTCTGCTGTCCACTCCAGCTTGCGGCCCCCGCCACCGTCCCTGACAGCGTGGGCGACGACAGCGTCTTGTTGCTCAGCGTGTCAGTGCTGGAGATGGTGGGGACGGCGACGGAGTTGACTTTGAACCCTTTGCCGGAAGCAAGCTCAATACCAGCTTGATCAAAAAACCCTAGGCTTGTTGGAGCACTGCCATCAGGACTGAACAGAAATTGAACTCGCCTCACACCCGCAGGTTCTACAGGTGTAAAAGCGAGAACGGTTCCAACACTTGAGTCAGTTATTTTAAATGAATTGGTCCCAGTGCCGTTTATAATATGCACGCCGCCAAAATTATTTGTGCCACTGAAGCTCACGCTCCCAGCCACCGTCCCGCTCAGGGTCGGGCTGCTTAGGGTCTTGTTGGTGAGCGTCTGCGACGCAGTATTGGTCGTGACTTCCACGCCCTCAATCGCGACGACACCAGCAGAGACACGCGACAGCGTCGTGTCGCTCGCGTGGCCAAGCTCAATGGAGCCAACGCCCAGCGCCGTCGAGGTCGAGGCCGTGATGCCCGACACGGGCAAGCCGGTCGCGTTCGTAAGGGTCGCAGACGCAGGCGTGCCAAGCGCCCCGCCCGCAAACAGCAGCGCGCCAGAGCCGCTCTCGTCAGTGACCGCCGCCGCAAGGTTCGCGCTGGATGGCGTAGCGAGGAACGTCGCAACGCCAGTGCCGAGGCCGCTTACGCCCGTTGAGATGGGCAAGCCGGTCGCGTTGGTGAGCGTGCCGCTCGAAGGCGTACCCAGCGCGCCGCCGTTGACCACAACCGCACCAGCAGAGCCCACGGCGACGGCAAGCGCGGTTGCAACGCCAGTGCCCGGCGTGACGCCTGCCCATGTGGTGAGGTCGGCATCGTAGGCCTGAACATGGGTGCCAATCGTCAGCCCTAGCGTGGCCCTTGCCGTCGCCGCGTCAGCGTCATCGACAAGCGTCTGGAAATACGCAGATGGTGTCAGCCCCGCCCACGTTGTGAGATCGGCGTCGTAAGCTTGGACATTCGTCCCAATAGCAAGGCCCAGATTAGTCCGCGCCGTCGCAGCATTAGCAAGATCAGACAAGTTGTTTGCTGCAACGAGATCGCCCGTCCCCGCGCCGACGCCAATGGCTGACCGGAATGCCGCTGCATCGACTGCATCGACAATGCCAAGAACAAAGCTGCTTGGCGCATCGCCGCCTGCGTAAGACGCAAGCTTAGAGCTGTACGCTTGCACGTCTGAACCAATCGCAAGCCCAAGCGAAGCACGCAGCGTCGAGCCGGTTTCAACCGTCCAAGCCGAACCATCTCCGATAATGATGCCATTATCCGTGGGCGTAAGGCCCGCAATCGTCGTCAGGTCAGCATCAAGCGACACGGTCGGATTGCCCGACACGCCGTCGCCATTGGTGACAGTCACGCCCGTGCCAGCAGCAATCGAGCGAACAGCCGCCGTCCCGTTGCCAGTGCGCGCAAGCAGCCCGGCGCCGGTCAAATCGCCAACGGCGGTCAGATCGGTGTCAAGGGTCTGGTTGAGCAGAGTAACGGCCATTTAAAACTCCCGATACGAAAAGGGCGGCCCTTGCGAGCCGCCCTCCTGTCGTGTGTCGCCGTGCCTGTTAGGTCAGGTTCGGCGGGATGTAGGCGATGACAACTTGAGCCACGCCCGTCGTCGCAGCGGTCCCGGTAAGGTCCACGGCGATCTGGACAACCGTGTCCACGGTGACGAGGAAGGTGACAGCCTCGTCCAGAGGAACGAACGCCAGCGTGCCAAGCGCCAGGTCAGTGGCCCAGAGGTCGGTGCCGCTGTCGGTCGATGGTCCAAGGTCTGCGACATTGGTGGTCCCCGCGTTGAACACCGTCGAAACGTTGACGCCCGAGAGGGGCTTCAACACGATGGAATTTGCGGGGATGGTGCCGACCGTGAGCGTCAGTCCATCGTCTGCGAAGCCGAAGTCTTTGCGCAGGAAATGGATTTGGTCAGTGTAGTAGCGTTTTGCGCTGGTGGTCATGTTGAATGCCCTCCCTTATGCCGCATACGTGGACAGCACCATGCAGCCGAAATCGACGCTGTTGAAACGCGCCTTTTTCATGCCGAAGATGCAGCCCGCCGCAACGCCGAGTTGGTTGCCATAGTCTTCTTCTTCCTCGGCCCAGTTCCAGCTTTCAAAGTCAGAACCGTTGCCGAAGCCGAGCGACACTGACTGCGCGCCGCAGAAAATTGCGCGACGAACAGTCGAGATGGAGACGCCGGTCGAGGCGTTCACGCCACGCGGGACGCGTGTGCTCTCGTGCAGGATGACGCCGTTGTAGACGCCCAGCGCGCCCGTGAAGATCGGGTTGTCGCTGACCTTGCCGCCCTGCATTGCCGCCTTCTGGATATCAACCCAGTTGCCGGCCGTCGCCGCGTCCTTGCGGAGCGACTTCACCTGCAGGGGATGCAGGAACATCACGTAGCGGTCCTCGCCATCGACCTTCACAGGGCGAATGAGCGGGGAAGACAGCTTCGCTTCGGTGACGAGGTCATCGATGAGCGACAGCGCCATGTTGTCGCCCGTGCTGTCGAGGTCTTGGTCAGCCGTGGCGCCGCTTTCCGACCAGAAGTGCCGGCCGGATGACGGTGCAAGCGTGGCCTGCAGGCCCGTGTAGGCGATGTCGTCGCCCTCGTAGCTTTCGCCGTGTTCTGTCACCAGGTCGCTGGCGGTGTAGCCGGCCGCCTGGCAGAAGAACGAACGGTCGAGACGCGCTGCGGTCCAATCCGAAAGCGCGTCCATGCACCCCTTGCGGAGGTCCATCAGCACGCGCTGTTGGGTCATGTTGCCGCCGCGATCAACGGCGTGACGCAGCTGGTCGATGATCAGGTTGTCACTGTAGTGCGTCAGCTTTTCCTCGTTACCCTTGAGGATGGCGTCGCCTACCGCGCCGCGACCCTGAATTTGGGTGCGCAGGGTGTAGGTGATCCGGTCGCCCCGAGCCTTCTTGAGGTCTTTGTGTTCTTGTATGAGCGAATTGTCAGAGCTGCCGATGAATTTGCCGACCCAAGCTTTTTTGAGGGCTTCAACGTTCAGCTTTTTCGCCCACACCTTGTTGGTTTCGGCGTCATTCACGCCGAACACGGTGTTAGCCATTTGGCTGGTTCCTTGTTCGATTGATGGGGGGGTTAGTTTTGCTTGTGGTCGCCACAATCCGCCGTGACCGCGTGCAGCCCGTCCGTGGGCTAGACGTCATACCTAAACGCAAAAGGCCCGCCGGTTAGGGCGGGCCTTCAACCGACACAGCCAGGTCAACACCCTAGCTGCGGCCGCCGGTCACTTGCTGTTCGTAAACCCGCCAGAGCTTGTCAAAGTCGTCGCCCTTGGCGTTCAGAAGCGCGTCACGTGAGAAGTTGTTGTTACGCCCGCCGCCGCGCGGGACCTTCACGTCGCTTTCCTGCCCGCGCTTGATCTGCTCAACCTGCCGTTCGCCGGCCTTGGCTGTGTAGCCGCGACGAACAGCCGTGCGCCAGTAAACCTCTGCCGGGTCGGCCCCGTTCTTGCGCGCGGTGTGTGCCAGCCTCACGAGCTCGCGATTAACGGCCGTCATGAGGTTCGCATCACGATAGCCCTGGTCTTCAAACTCTTCCTTCAGCTTGCCCTTCAGATGCTTGCAGGCATCGTCGTAATCGGGATGGTCGCCCCGAAAGTCGGCTTCGCTCTCCGACACGAAGCCCTGCAGGTCGGAGATAAACCGCGCCTCGGCTTCCTGCTTCGCGGTCATCTGCGTCGTCTCGCGCTGCTCGTTCGTGAACCGCGAGGCGATCTTGCGCAACGCTTTGAGCGCCTCCATCGGGTCCTGCTCGGGGTCGGGGATGTCCTCCATCTGGTCGGCCATCTGCCGGGCCTGCGTGTTGCCGCCGGTCTGGCGCAGCGAAGCGATATCGCGCCGCATGTCCTCGAGTTCGCGCTGGTAGGTCCGCGCCCGTGCGCGCTCCTCACGCAGCGCGGCCGTCTTCTGGCGGTCGCGTGCTTCGTAATCCTCTGGCGTCAGCTGGCGCGGTGCGCCCTGCCCTTCGTCCGTTGCGCCAATG